AAACATACCACCGCAGCCTAATATGAACATTAATATCTACATCGGAGGAGATAACGACGATGATTTGGAAGCCGAACAAGATGCTTAACGGAAAGTCTTGGCGTTGGGGTGATCTATATGATTCGTGGAATCAGACACAGAAGGATCACTTTGATGGTAAGCTTGATGTCTATGCACCACAACCTAATGGGATGCCGTCCATTGCTCAGCAGTGGAAGGATCAGTACAAAAGAAAGCGGCGCAAGTGAGCAGGATTCTGGTAATCGGAGACACTCACTTTCCCGCAGTGCTTGATGGCTATCTTCAGTTTGTTAAGGATGTCAAGAAGGAATATAAATGTGACAGGGTTATTCATATCGGTGATGTGATTGACCACCATTGCATCTCATTCCATACGAAGCATCCCGAGCATCCCGGTGCTCGTAAGGAATATGAGATGGCTATGGAGTGCATCAAGGAATGGAAGTCAACCTTCAAGAATATGATTGTTACTGTCGGAAACCACGACGAGCGGGTTCGCAGACTTGCTGCTGATGCTGGTATTCCTGACTTCTATATCAAGGGATACAATGAGATTTATAACACAACTTGGCAATGGGTTAAGAACTACACTGTTGATAATGTGTTTTATTATCATGGCGTTGGGGGTGGCGGTCTATATCCTGCTTTCAACACTGCTAAGGGTATGGGTATTTCTGTGGTTGCTGGTCATCACCATTCTTGCGCCGGAATCAACTGGCAAGTTAGTCCGCTTCATGCAATCTTTGGCATGAATGTTGGATGTGGTGTTGACCGCAAGCATCTTGCCATGAAGTATGGCGAAGACCATATTAAGAAGCCCGTGATTAGTTGTGGTGTTGTCGTTGACGGCAAGCCCTACATTGAAATGATGAGTCTTTAAGTAATCCCTACGGTTGGGGCTACAGATATACTGTATATCAGAAAGGAGAAAAGAAATTATGAACACGAACGAAGTAATTGATGGCGAAGTTACCTCTGCTACTACTACTCCCGCACAGGAAATGGTTCCTGCTATCCGCAGCGATAGCGTAGTTGCGTATCTCAGCGGACTTGCTTCCGGTCTGAGTGCTATTGTTAACGACCTCAATATGCAGGTCGCTCAGATCACTGACGCTATGAAGAAGGACGAAACCACTAATGGTTAATAACAAGAAGATGAAGAAGATGCCGCAGTTTGTTACCGAAGTGCTTGAGGTTAAGTGGAGCAATCTACTTAAGCCTGATACCGCTTTCGGTGAGGCATCTGCGAATCACAACATTACCGTGATTCTTGACAAGAATCTTGAGAAGCAGCTTGCTGATATCCTCAAGAAGTCTGGTGCTAAGAAGATCAATGGTATCATGGAAAAGGATGGAGTCAAGACACTCAAGGCTAAGAGCCGAGTGCATGTTGAGCAGGGCAAGTTCCCTTGCGTTGACTCTGCTGCTCAGGAGACTGACGCAGTACCCTTTGGTGGAGACAAGGTTCGTCTGAAGCTTGCCCCTGCGGTTGTCGCCCGTGATAACAGTCTCTCAGTCTATCTCAATGGCATTCAGATTGTTGAGAAGAATGCCAACAATACCACAGGTGTTAGCACTGGTGGCTTTGGCGCAGTCGATGGTGGCTTTGTCGGGACTCCCGCAAAGAAGGCTACGGTTGCTGAGGTTGAAGAGACTGAGGATGAAGACCTTCCGTTCTGATGGAATGGAGGTTTGATATCAATCCCGTGGCTGCATCCAGACCACGGGTTGGTAAATGGGGTGCTTACTATACAGGTACTTACAAGGAGTTCAGAGAGAAAGCAGCAGAGATCGTGTGGGATACCATCGGTAAAGACTTTGAGGCTATCGACAAGGAGCTTGCTGTAAGTATTGAGTTATATGTAAAGCGTCCCAAGTCTACTGAGAGAGGATGGCCGAAGGCAGATATCGACAACTTTGCCAAGGCTGTTCTGGATACCATGAACGGAAAGATCTGGAAGGATGACTCCCAGATAACTTCCCTTCATGTATCCAAGCAGTGGGCTGACAAGGGTGAAGATGGTTACTTCACCTTAGAAGTAAATACCTAAAAGGATTGGGGAGAAATCCCCTTTCCTTTTTTCAAAAGGAGAACAATGTACGAACATATTTCAGTTGAGTTGATCGACAAGATGGGAACAGACAACACGGTTGTCGATGCTGCTAGAGTGTCGTTCAGCAAAGAAGCTGCCAACTACACAGAGGAGCAGAACAGCAAGCTTATCAAGTACTTGGCAAAGCACAATCACTGGAGTCCTTTCGCTCATTGTACTCTGCAATTCAGAATTAAGGCTCCCATCTTTGTTGCCCGACAGCTGCAGAAGCATCAGGTCGGGTTTGCTTGGAATGAGGTAAGCCGCCGCTATGTTGACTATGATCCCACCTTCTGGAATCCCAGTGGTAACTGGAGAAAGAAGGCTGAGAACAAGAAGCAGGGATCTATGGATGATCTGGTCGATGATCCTCAGGAGTCTCAGGATGTCTTTGAGGATGCCATGCGTTACTGCATGTTGACCTATAGCCTCATGCTTGCCAACGGTGTATGCCCGGAGCAAGCCCGTGCCGTGCTTCCTCAGTCTATGATGACCGAGTGGTACTGGACGGGATCTCTGTACGGCTTTGCCCGTGTGTGTCAGCTGCGGCTTGATTCCCATGCCCAGAATGAATGCCGACAGGTTGCCATGTGTCTCAATGAGGCATGTGCCGAGGCATTCCCGATATCTTGGAAGGCTCTTAATGGAACATTGGATTGAACTGGCTAAGCATATCGCATCGACTGTCGATAGAGACAGAGCGCATATCTCGCTGATCGTCAGAAAGAATAGACTGCTTGCTGTCGGAACCAATAACTGGAAGACGCATCCCAAGACTGCTGAGTATGGGTACATGTATCCGTATCTCCACTCTGAGCTGGATGCCTTCCGAAAGATAAAGACACCGCATGACAAGATGGTTCTTTATAATTTCCGGTTCAGCAAGACAGGTAGATTGGGGATGTCTAAGCCGTGCAAGTTCTGTATGCCTTGGTGTTCCCATGTATTTGATCGAATCATTTACTCTAATGAGGAGGGTAAGATTATAAATGTCTGATAACTTTGAATATGGTTTTACTGATGGGCATATCGTTCTTGCAAAGAAGTTTGCTGAGTTGTATAGTATGATTGATTATCTGAAGAACGAACTAGACGAGGTAAGAGCCTTGTACTGTGAGCGACTGTCTCCCGCAGATCCTCAAAAGATTGCTGAGAAATGGAGATGGGATTGCTTTGATAATGGTAAGAATGCATGGCTACTCCCAGAGAAGAAACAACTTCTAGATAAACTGGTAGAGTTAGACGAAAAGATTGAAGCCCATATCAACAATCAAAAGTACAGGGTAACTGACGGTGAGTGACGATCCTCTAGCTCAAGCTGTTCAAGAGTTAGAGTGGGTCACTCACGAAAGAGATCAGGCAAGAAGAGAACTTGTTGCTTATGATGCAATACACTTTAAGCTTTCAGTAGTCGAAGCTGCTAAAGCAAGAGGTTGGGGTTATCTAATTACAAAGGATAAATATGTCTAAGAATAAACCGTGGCTAAAAGCTAAGAAAAGAGATCATACTACTGGTGCTGGCAAGGGCGATAAGTATCGTCCGGTTGACCGAGAGCAATATGAAAAAAATTATGATGCTATCTTTAACTCTGCAAAGAAGGTAAATGAAAAGCACAAGAAGACCTTAGAGAAACTGAATGATGAAGACAAAGACATTAAGCGAACTTGAGGAGATGGTCTATGATCTTGCAGCCCTTAGCTACAAGGTTGGACGCCTTGAGACAGATGGTACATCGACTCAGGCAAAGTATGATAAACTGGTTGAACAGCGTGACAATTTAAGAAATGAAATTGCCAGTGTATTCAAGTCTATGAGAAACCCATACACCCCCGAACTAGGTTGGGGTAAAGGAAAAGACGAATGATGAACAATTGTGATACAAGTGAGTGGTTACAAATGAACTTCCCTGTTGGTGGTGGTCCAGAGATTATTGGTGGTGGCGATTGCCAACCATCTAAGCAGCTCTATATGAAGATTGAGTTTCCAACTGAGTCTCCTACTGCATACTTTATTATCTCCGAGACTCCGCATACTGATGGTTTCCGTACCCGTGAGGATACTCCGGTGGTTGCCTTTAGTATGTCTGATGAGTTGCTTCTTAAGATTGTCCGCACCATTGCAGTAAGCAAGGGTGTTACCTACAACGAAGAGAACTGGTGATGAATGAGTCTGTTCCAAAAGAAAACCGAATGCCCCCGCTGTACATCTAAAGGTGAAGATCGCAGCGGAGACAATCTCGCGGTCTATGATGACCATGTATATTGTTTCAAGTGCAATTATCACCGTAACACAAAAGGAAAAGAGATGCTAGATGAAACAACTACGATACAGACTAAGGAGTTCAAGCCTATCGCTGGCTCTTACATTGATCTTGAGGATCGTGGTATTACGGAAAAGACTTGCCGACTCTATGGCTATCAGGTAGCCAAGGTCAATGGCAAGGAGGTTCATGTCGCCAACTACTATCAGAATGGCGAGTTACTAGGTCAGCATCTCCGTGGTCCTAACAAGCAGTTTGCTTGGAAAGGATCGGCAAAGGGTGCTGAGCTTTTTGGACAGAACCTATGGAAGAATGGTGGCAAGCGTCTGGTCATTACCGAGGGTGAGATCGACTGCATGACTGTCAATCAGGTACTTGGTGGTACATGGCCTGTCGTATCCATTCCTAATGGAGCGCAGTCTGCTGCCAAGTCTATCCGTGATAACCTTGAGTTCATCAATTCATATGCAGAGGTTGTTCTTTGCTTTGACATGGATGATCCGGGTATCAAGGCTGCTAACGAAGTGGCTGAGCTGTTGCCTCCGGGCAAGTGCAAGATTGCCAAGCTTCCCTACAAGGATGCCAATGAGTGTCTCGTCAATGCCCAGACCAAGCAGCTTGTATCTGCTATCTGGGAAGCGCACCAGTACTCTCCAGATGAGATCCTACATATCTCCAAGATTGTAGATACATCGGAAACAATTACGGCTACGAAGGTTTACCCCTTCCCCTATGATGGACTCTCCGAGTTCCTTATTGGACAGCGTGGTGGCGAGATTACCCTATGGGCATCTGGCACAGGATCAGGCAAGTCTACTATTCTGCGTGAGCTGATGATGCACCACCTTTCCGAAGGTCGCAGCGTAGGCTGCATCATGCTTGAGGAGTCTCCTCAGGAGACAATGGATGACATGATCAGCCTCATGCTTAACAAGCCTGTCCGTGCCATCCGTGCATGTCGCATGATGAATGACCTCCGTGTGCAAATGGGAAAGAATCCCATTCATATGCAGATGATTGATGATCTTACCGATGAAGAGTACTATACCGCCAAGCGCAAGCTCAGCGAGACTAGCTTCTACATCTATGATCACCTTGGCAATAACGCCATGCAGAATCTGCTTGCTCGTATGGAGTTCATGGCTGTGTCTCTTGGTGTTCAGGTAATCGTGCTTGATCACATCACCGCTGCTGCGGCTGGTCTTATGGGAATGCAGGACAAGGACATTGAGGGTGGTGGTTCAGAGCGAATCATCATCGACACCTTGATGAAGGAACTAAGAGCATTGGCTGTTCGTACAGGTGTCCACATTGATATCGTATCTCAGCTGAAGAAGTCGGAGAAAGCATATGAAGAAGGCGACCGCATTACTCTGCAGGATCTACGAGGCTCCGGTGCTTTGGCTAGTGTACCTAACACAGTCGTTGCCCTTGAGCGTGATCGTCAGAATGCAGACCACAAGATTGCCAATACTACAATTGTTCGCGTACTCAAGAATCGCCTGACAGGTCGGGCTGGTATTGCTGCTACGCTTTTCTATGACCATACTACTGGTCGCCTCAAGGAGATCGGCTTTGCCGTTGCTGAGGATGGCTCACTAGTCTTTGAACCAGAGGAGAACTAAATGAAGGTATGCGTCCTTGACATTGAAGGTAACGGATTGGGTGAGCTTGTCCTTGACAGCAAGGGTAAGCCATATACAGAAGCGACTAGAATTCTATGCGCCGCTACCAAGGTCAATGACGAAGACCCGATCCTTTGGCTAGAACACCAGATGAAAGATCTG